TGATAGCAATGATAGCAATGATAGCAATGATAGCAATGATAGCAATGATAGCAATGATAGCAATGATAGCAATGATAGCAATGATAGCAATGATAGCAAAAGAAAAAGAAAAGAACCAAAAGAAAAAGAAATTAATACTACTAAAAAACTATCAGTAAGTATTAACTTACCAGGAAACATATGTAATAATATATCCCCGCGCGCGCGTTCTGATATATCTACAAAAATTGAAAAAGTCGGTAAAAATGAAATTCTTGAAAAGTTTAATGAGTTCTGGGGTTTTTTCCCGCGCAAAAACGGCAAGAAAGAGGCCTTGGTTGCATTTTCTAAGGCCATAGAGAGGGGTTATAGCGGGGATGAGATAATAGAGGGTTTAAAACGCTTTATTTTAGGATTTAAAGAAAGCGGCCAAGATTGGAAATACTTTAAGATGGCTCAGGGGTGGTTAAATGGGGAAAGATGGAAGGATGATTTTTCCGTTCAAAAAGAATTACATGTAATAAGGTCTTTAAAATCAAGTGGAATAGACTTGAGTATCTTCGATAAACCGTCAACAGGAGGGCTTGATTTTGACTAAAAAGGCGGATTTAAAGAAATTGATGCTAGGTTTGAATACCATTTTTGGCAATGGGCTTTTGAGAAATTCCTGTGGGCCGCTCTTTAGCGATGCCGCAAACGAGGAAGAAAAGAAATTTGCAGCTGCAATATGGGAAAGGGCTTTAGCGGGGTTTACGGACGGACAAATGAAAAGGGTGTTGAATTACCTAGCTTTTGAAGGTAACAGCAAGTACGCACCCAATTTAGCGGATGTTATTGCGTTATTTAAGCGGTTTAAGGCTGACGACGAAAGAAAAAGAGAATTTCAAGCTCAGATCGAAAGAAGAGATGTTCCACAGGTGGTTTATGAGTCTTCGCATGAGGATTTTATTAAAAATATCATAGATTTTAAAAAAACTGGAATTGGATGTGGAATTCCGAAAATGCTTATCAGAAACAGAGCCAAGCATTTTGGGTTAGACGAAAAACAATTACTTGCTGAATGCGGTTTGAATTAAAGGAGACAGCATGACGCAATATAATTTTTACATGGTTTTTAGCTCGGCATTGCTTACGCTTTTTTCGTGTGGCATTGGGCTTGTGGTTTTAATTGGGGCGCTAAAATTTACTAACTGGTTTATTAAACAAAAGGGGAGATAAAATGAACGAAGAAAAAATACATATTGAGCTATTATTTAACTTGATTGAAACAAAAAATCAATCACTAGAAACGCTTTCAAAATCGTCAATTTGCGCTCAAAGCGCTCGCGGCGGAATGGATGCATTGAATTGGCTTAAAGAAACTGTTTGTCAAAATTTAGAATCATTAAGAGGGTGATGAGGTGAAAAAACTATATTGTATTAAACGTTCTAGCGGCATAATTAAAGACGTTAACAGCTTTTTTAGCAAAGAAGAAGCGGCTAAGTGGTATTTAAGCGAACGCAGACAATATCCAGGCATCTTTAAAGATTCTGTGCTTGTAGAGTTATCAGAGCTTTGCAGTTATGGGTATGAAGACATTAAGCAAACAGCAGGCGTGAGGGCGAGTGAATGAAAAAAGCTATTGGGTTGAGTGAAGTAGGGAAATTAAAGTTTAATGAATTTTTTAAAGGCAATGACGAAAAAATGAAAGATTATACTATAGAAAACATTATAGCTTCTAAAAATTGTGGTAGTAAGCTTTATATGAATTATTTTGACGGCTGTTTTTGGTTTGAAGACGAAGACTTTATTTTTGAGGAAAGTGAAAATGGATAATCTGCTTAAAATAAAAAACATGAACATTTCTTTTGTTGAGATGGTTGGCAGAATAACAACTGAAGAAATGCTAGGTATTCAAAAAAGAAATAACTTTGAAATTAACGTTTTAATTAATACATCAGGCATTGAGCTTGGAGAAAGAAGGGGGTCTATACCGTGGACAGAGTAACGTTAGAGACGAGAGCCTATCACAGAAAGCTCGATAAGTCACAATCGCTTTTTGAGCATATTCAATCGCATATCCACCACCCTTGGGAAGAATGTGATGGTGAGTGCGTAGACTGCAAAGAAATAAACACGGCTTTTAATTGCCCTTATTGCGAGGAATAGATGAGTTTACCGCGCATTGAAAATCTTCTCGGGTATGATTTATTAAAAGAGTCCTTTACTGATATACAAATTGAGTTGGCGAAAAATCATGATGAGAATTTTTTACTAGAAGCTTGCGAAGACATCGAGATTGCAATGATAAGACGCAATAGAGCGGGAGCGCATTATAATCTAAGAGAAAATCAAAGCGACTTAATGGATTCTCTTAATAATTATAAAGCCGCTTTCTATTACAAAAAAAAGTTTTTAAAAGATGCTTGACAATTGGTCTAGAATGTGATAATATGCGCACACTATCACAAAGATAGTGAATAACAAAATATATTTTCCTATTTAATTAAGAGGTTTTCATGGATAAAAGTTTGAAATATTTATCAATAAGCGCTGTTGGTTTTTTTGTATTATTATTTGGAATAATGTCAATATCAACCATTGGTGCAGGCCAAGTGGGCGTAGTAACGCTTTTCGGGGAAGTTAGTCCCGTAACATTAGATCCAGGAATGCACTTTTTAAATCCATTTGCAAGCGTCCATAAACTCAACGTACGCGTGTTGACTACGCAAGCAAACAGTGAGGCTGCCTCAAGCGACCTTCAAACGGTAGATACTCAAATCACGTTAAACTATTCTTTACGAGCAAAAAATGCTATTGAGATTTACTCTAACATAGGTAACGACCCTGACTATTTTGAAAATTCAATTATCGATCCTGCGATGTCAGAAACTTTTAAAAGCGTTGTGGCTGATTTTAGCGCAGAAGATTTAATCAATAAACGAGCATTGGTAAGCGATGGTATTCAAAAGATGTTGCAGACAAAACTATCTGCTTATGGTATTGATGTCCAATCAATCTCTATCACTAATTTTCAATTTAGTACGCAGTTTAATCAAGCCATTGAGGCAAAGGTCACAGCCCAGCAAAGGGTATTTACAGAGCAAAATAACTTGGCAGCAATAAAAGTACAGGCTCAACAAAAAATCGTTCAAGCGCAGGCAGAGGCAACGGCTTTAAATATTCAAAAACAAGCGATTACGCCAGATTTGTTGCAATTAAGACAGGTTGAGAACCAAACAGCAGCTATCGCAAAATGGGACGGGCATTTGCCGCAATACACGGGCGCTACTATACCTTTTATTATGAGCGCTAAATAATGGCCACTTGGATTTTGGTTATTATTTTTATGAGTAGTCAGGGCGTCTCAGTTGACTCTATTGCCAATGTAAATTCGCAACAAACATGCGAATCCATCGGAAAAAAGGTTGAAGACAAAGAAGGTTGGGCAAGCAAGGCTTATCATATTTGCGAGCAGAACAATTAAGGAAAATAAATCATGATTCCACTAGAACAACAAGTAACTTCGCTAGAACTATCAAAGCGGCTTAAAGAATTAGGTGCGCCGCAAGAGTCTTTGTTTTATTGGATAATTGAATGCCAAGAAATAAATGATGAAACTGAATTTGATATAAATTTGGTTTTTGGTAGACCAGATTTTAATCAGATTAAAGGGCGTTTAGAATATTACTCGGCATTCACAATGGCGGAATGCAATGAAATTTTATTTCAAAGTAAATCTACATTAAATTTTGATGGAGAAGAATATGAGCGCGATTTTGAAAAGATACTTAATGAAATGGATTTGTTAAATGAAACCAGCGCTAATTCCCTTGCTATGGCGATAATAAGCCTAATCGAAAACAAACTTATTGAGGTGTAAATTGAAAATATCATATCAGCAAATAAAAGAACTTAATCCTTGTTACGATCCGATTGAAATTGGAATGAAAGAAGACTACGAGGATAGCGTTGTTAATTTTATCAAAGAATATCGCGAGAAAGTAAAATCAAAAAATGATATTCATTGGGTATTGCTAAGAAAAGAATTTTTAACGGTTAAAGAGTTAAGATTGTTTGCTGTTTGGTCTGCTAGAAAAGTTCAGCACTTAATGACGGATGATCGCAGTATTAAAGCTCTTGATGTCGCTGAAGCGTTTGCAAACGGTAACGCCACTCAAGAAGAATTGGATTCTGGTGCTGATGCTGCTGATGCTGCTTGGGCTGCTTTGGCTGCTGCTGATGCTGCTAGGGCTGCTTTGGCTGCTGCTGATGCTGCTTGGGCTGCTGCTGATGCTGCTAGGGCTGCTTTGGCTGCTGCTAGGGCTGCTTTGGCTGCTGCTGATGCTGCTAGGGCTGCTTTGGCTGCTGCTGATGCTGCTTGGGCTGCTGCTGATGCTGCTAGGGCTGCTGCTGATGCTGGTGCTGCTGCTGATGCTGCTTGGGCTGCTTTGGCTGCTGCTGATGCTGCTAGGGCTGCTTTGGCTGCTCAGTTAGACAGACTGATAGAAATTTTTACTGAAAAAAGCATTGAGGTGTGATGTGAAAAAAGCTATTGGGTTGAGTGAAGAATTTTTAAATTCAGTGATAGAAGATATCTTAAAACTACGGGATTTAAAATGTGAAAAAATAGCTATTAGTGGTGAATTTGAAACATCACATGGCTATGAGGCAGAAAGGGAAACAGAATACACCATAACTGAAGAAGACTTTATTTTTGAGGAAAAACAAGATGAGCAATGAATTAAATAACGCTTTCAAGGCAATAGAAGAAGCTCTTGGTACGCTAAAGCCCGTTGAAGTAAAAGCCATTGAAGATATTCATAGAAATATGGACGTTGAAATCGCGAAGAAATATTTAACCGTCCTCGCCGATATCAAGGAATTTTTAAATGAGCAATAAGAAACTGTGTGAACGTTGTCCCGAATGCAAACGTGAAAACTATGCGCTTAATGTTTTAAGCGGAATATGCACTTGGTGCGGCTGGGATGTGAATAAAAACGATTATTGCGATGGGGTGAAAAATGAAAAATCTTAAAAACATATCAGTTGAGAAAATGAAGTCTCTTTTAGAGTTTGAAGTAGCGCGATATAGAACATTGGCGGAGCTAGAAAACGATTTCCAAGAAAAGATTTTAGCGCAAGCAAAAGCGCTTGGAGTAGCTATTGCGCTGACACGTTTATTAGAAGAAGTGGAGGCTGAGAATGACTAACTTATACAAACCAGAGAGAAAGCAAGACGGCAGAATAACTTGCCTTGTAGATAAAGATATTCTAGAAAAATTTGATTTGTTTTGCTATGAAGAAAGATTGCCTAAAACAAAGTTTTTAGAGGCTGTTCTATTGGGTAATTACAAGGCAAAAGACGGAAAGGAATATGAAACAAAAATTATTTTGAAAAAATTTCATAACTTTCTTAAGAAAAGTACTTGACATATTAGATATATTGATGTATAATACATTCGTTAAGTTAAAAAGGTGGTAAATTATGTTTAAAAAAGCAATAAAAAGTAAAAGCAAATTAAGGCTTCTTCTTGAAGGCGTTAGCGGCAGCGGAAAGACTTACTCTTCTTTGATGCTCGCAAACACGCTTGGGAAAAAGATTGCGGTTATCGATACTGAAAAAGGCAGCGCCTCACTCTATGGCAAAAAATTCGCGTTTGATGAATGCGAGCTCCTTCCTCCGTATACTCCAGAAAAATACATTGAGGCAATTAAGTTTGCTGAAAAAAGCGGTTATGACGTTTTGATAATTGACAGTGTCACGCACGAATGGAGTGGTGATGGCGGTGTTTTAGATATTCACTCTAAAATGACTGGGAACTCGTATACAAACTGGGCTAAGCTTACGCCTAGACACAATAAGTTTATTGAAGCTATTTTACAATCCAATATGCATATAATTGCTACGGCCAGAGCAAAAACTGATTATGTACTTGAGCAAAAAGACGGAAAAGCAGTCCCCAAAAAAACCGGATTAAAAACAGAGCAGCGAGAAGGTCTTGATTTTGAGTTTACGACGGTTTTTAGGCTTGATGATGGCGGAAGCTTTAGTTGCTCAAAAGACCGCATGGGATTATTTATAGACCGATTTGAAAAACTATCCGAAAAACACGCAAACGAAATACTTGAATGGCTAAACGAAGGCGAAGAACAACCGAAAGAACCTAGTATTTATGTCTTAATAGACAAATCCATGACAGAGCAAGAGCTTTTAAATCTTTACGAAAAAAATAAGTTTAAAGTAAAAGATGATAAAGACGTAATGGCGGCTTTTTCAACAAAAAAGCAAGAAATAATAGCGGCTATAAAAGAAGTCAATGAGGTGTTTTCATGAAAAATTCTCATAGAAATTGTACGCATAAAGACGTTGATTCTTGTCCAAAATGCATAGGTTTTGACGGTGACGATTGTATTTTTGAGGACAGTTCAGTTTTGACGGCAAGTTATTTTTCTAAAAAGGTGGCGTTATGAACTTATATAATATTACTACTGAAATTGTCATGCGTTTAGATTCCGTTTTAAATGGTGATGTAGAACTAACAGAAGAAGAAAGACTTGATTTGTTTGGTCGGATAAAGTCCGAAGCCAAAGACAAGCAGCTAGCTGTTGCGGCTTATATTAAGAATCTTGAGGCTGAAATTCAGTCTATGGAAAAATACCAAGACGAAATGCAGGATCGGATTGTTAGGTTTTCCAAAAAAGCCTCCAAGCTTAAAGATTATTTAAAATACTCTCTTGATAGCCTAGGGATTGAAAAAGTAGAAGGGATTGAGTTCGATATAGCTATCAGAAAAAACCCGCCGAGCGTTTTTATAGAAAATGAAAGCCTTATACCACTGAATTTTATTAGCGAAAAAATAATTAGACATATTGATAAGAAATCATTGTTTGAGCACTTAAAGTCTGGTGAAGAAATACAAGGCGCGAGATTACAGCAAAATACCAGAATAGAGATAAAATAATGAAAAAAACCGAAAAGAAGCCTTTAAAATCCAAGGAATCTCCCGAAGAAAAAAAGGCGAGAAACTATGAATATTATCATAAGAATAAAGACAAGATTAATGAAAAGGTTAGACTTAAAAGAGTTGAAAAACTTCTTGCAGAAGGCAAAGAGGTTAGGGTTTATAAAAAGCATTCGACAAATGCAAGTAGAAAAGAAACCGCTAAACGACTTCTCAAGAAATGGAAGGGCGATAAAACGCAGCTTACTATTTACGTCAAGTCAGAGCTTGGCGATGTTTTCAAGAAATATTGTCAAGAAAAAGGCGTTAGAATGACGCGTTTGATCGATGATATTTATGAAGGAAAGTTTAACTCCGATGATTTCTTGAAATACATCGAAGAAAACAATTTTTAACGTGCGATTAACTAAAACTGGAGAGAAAATGAAAAAAACAATTATTGCAGCTATTGCAATTTTAACGGCAAGTTCTTGTTTTGCTGAAAATCAACAAGTTAATTATTTTGCTGGATGGGATTTTGGTTATGTAAATACCCTTCAAAATTCCGTTAATTCAGAATCTTTTAGCGGGTCATGTTTATATATAAACTGTCAAAACCCTAATACTTCATTTCACGAAGGGTATTCAAACAAAATGTCTATTGGTATTATGTGGGGTTCCGATCAAATTCCATCCTATCTTAAAATGGGTGCGGAAATAAAATACAATCCTTCAATTAAGACAAATTATGTTTTTAATGGAGGCGCATCCAATGTAAGCTATTCTTCTAGCGATATTGAGTTTTTGTTTTTTAATAGATATTATATCCAAAACCGTTATTTTTTTCAATTTAACTATGGTTTTGCAAAGATATATCAGCGTATAGAAACTGGGTATATTTTAAATAATGGCTCTAAAGATGACGGGAAATACTTTTCTTCTGTTTCTTCCACTCAAAATATGCGCCCTGATTTTGGGTTAAGCGCAGGATTTTTGTTAAACAGAAATATATCTGTTATAGCTGATGTAAGTTATATAATTGGCAATACTCCAGATGAGTTTGGATTCTCTAGCTTTTCATCAAATGTAGAAATAATGCCTATACTATCAACAACAATCGGTCTACAGTACAATTTCTAAAGAGGCTAAAGATGATTGATTTAGAACAATTCGTTTGGGAAAAGTGCGGGTGTCCGATGGAAACGCGAAACGAAGGCGAAGATTGGTGTTGCACCTATTGCGATAGAGTTGGAAATGAGCCCATAGATGCACGATCGGAAATAACCCTAGCGCATATTTTGATGGGTTTATCTGCTTATTTTGACATGGAAATAAACGCAAGAGGCGGTAAAATTTTCATTGAGCATGTAATGATTTCTGATTTTTCAGGGAAAAGAATAGAGCGCGGTTGTTTTATAGAATGGGACTTAACCAAAAACTTCTCTGAGCAATCAGGCGAGACTAAAATGGCTATAGCTAAACTGTTGGGATGGAAAGATGAGTGATAATTTAATTTCATTTTTTGTAGGATTTCTTCCGTCTGCGTCGTTTTGCGTTTATCTTTTTATTCATTATCGTCTTAATTTTTTTATTTCTGGTGACGAAAAAGATTTAAAAATAAAAAAACTTGAAGAAGAATTGAGTTCGCGTAATAATTCAACGATAATTTCATGTTTACATGATAAATTAATGGATAAAGATATAGAAATTGCGCGTTTGCAGGCCATTATTCAAGAGAGTGTATCGTTATGACTGACCTATCAAAATACGAGATTCCGAAGCTGGAGTTTAAATTGAATGAATACGGTGAATATGTTGCAAAAACCGGAAACCTTCAATATTTTATTAGAAAATCAGGATTGTCTGAAGGATTCTATTGCCAGAATCTATTCGATCACGATGCATCGACTTTTGATGATGAGCTTCCTACTTTTGAAGAGTGCGTTTCTAAATTACAATCCCACTACGAGCAATTTGTGCTTAGTCTTTTGCGGGAGAAGGTATGAAACCAAACGAACTTAATCATCTTAGAAGGCTTGTTGCGTGGGTTAGATGCGAAATAGGACAAGAGCCTCAAGAATACGTTGAAATGATGAATGATGACATATTTCCTAAAGTTGGCGACATTTCAGATTACGGTGTACAACGCTCTATAGAGCATCACGAAAGACTAAAGAAAACACCTGCTTACGTTAGACAGGCTGTAAAAATTCTTTCGAAATATTTATCAGAGCAAGATAGTAGAGTATTTGAAGTAAAAAGGAAGAAGAGGCGGTTTATAGAAGCAACGCCAAACATCATTAAGGCCTTGGAGAACAAATGAAAACCTTTAACGCGACAGATAAGCCGCAAATTGGATTTAAAGAGGTTGTCTATGAATAATAAATTTTTCGTAGAAAAACTTAAATACCTTATTTCATTATTTCCTAAAAATGTATTTTTAAGAAAGCAATTATTCATGTATAAAATTCCATTTATGTTTATTAATGAAAAAATTGAGGAATACGAATTTAGAACTTTTAACCCTAGAACAAATGCGGGATCTCTTAGGCTAAACAGGGCTTTAAAAAAATTACAAAATGATGGTTTAATAGTTAAAATGGGTCACGGTATTTATTGCCGCGCAAAAATATGCACTATAAATGGAAAAGATTTTATATTCCCAATAGGCGACCCGATGGACAATACATTTTTCGCGCTTAAATGTCTTGGAGTTAAATTTGATGTATGCAATTCTGTCAAAGAATATAACGAAGGCAAAACAGAGCAAATACCTGTTAATATGTGTGTTCGCTTAAAAAGCAGATTCAGAGGGGAAATATATCCTTTTGGTGTGCACGCAGGAAAAAAACTTCTTTATTGTTCAGATGAAATAAAATCTCCAAACGGAAAATTTATTGATTATCATTTTGAGGTAAACCACAAATGAAAACCTTTAGCGCGACAGACAAAGAGCTTTGGGACGTTCTAAGAGGGAGGATTAAATATCTAGCTATGAATATCAACGGGTTATGGTATGCTTTTTATAATACACCTATTGTGAAAGATGGGTATTGGGAAGCCCCCTATTCAACAGGGATTTGTATATCTAACCTTGCGAAGATATACAAAGCTAAAGACTGGAAAAAATCACTAACGAGAAGACCTGAATGATTGGCAAAATATCTATTCCGAAAGAATATCATTCTTTGTTTAAGAAAAAATCATATTATTTCAAGTGTGGGTTGAATATTATCACAGGCGGAAACGCAATAGGAAAAACTACATTGTTGAAGATAATTTTAAAAAAGCACCCTGATTGCAAATATTGGAATGGCGAACTTTGTTATGATTTACAAAAAACTCCAAATGGCTTACTAAAATACGGTGAAAATTCTTATCTTTTATGGGCTAAAAATAATAAAATGTCTGGGGGAGAAGTTACAAACTTTAAAGAAGGCAGTATTATTTCAAGAATAGAGAAGGATAAAGAATCTTACAGGGCGTTATTAATCGATGAAGCAGATACTCATTATGATTTATATAATCAAATGATATTTTTTGAAAATATGAAAACGCTTTCTAAAAAGGTTCAGATAATATTGGTTAGTCATTCTTTGTTTGCATTTAAGCAAAAGGATTGCAACGTAATCCACCTTGATGAAAATTACAAAAACTATGTTACGGGGTTAATATGACAGAACAAATCCACTCATGCAGCTATTACTGCGATAGACCAGAGTGCATCAAGGAGCAGAGGGATGAGCTTAGAGATGGGCTTGAAAATGACAGCTGGGTTAGTGTGTCCGATCGATTGCCTGAAATTGGCTTTAAAGAATACCCTCAATCAAATGCCGTCAGTATTGCAGCGGAAAATCAGGATAGGTCATCAGTTGCCATTTACGATTACAATTTTAAGGAATGGTTTTATTTTAACACTTCTGAAAAAGCGCGAGATGTAACCCACTGGCATCCACTTCCAAAACCGCCGGAGGGGATGTGATTACTTGGAAACGTTGCAAAAAGTGTAATAAGCAGCTTATTGGCGTTGCTGATACCCTAAAGCAAGATACTTATTGCGGTGATTTAATGATAGGCTCTTGCAGAAAATCCCTTAAAGCAGGGGGTGAATTTTTAAAAGGATTTTTTGGTTTATAGTTTAAATTTAATGATTTCACTCGCAAAAGCTGCGAATGAAAGGGTCGATTAGATCGTAACAAAATGCTTGACAATCGGAGAGACGATATTGATTTATGAGACGGTGGCTGAGCGGCTTAAGGCATTGGATAGGGTTGGTAACCTATATAGCGCCCAAGAGCTAGGGGATTAGAGCGCTTTTCCCACGGCTCCGCAAGTTCAAATCTTGCCCGTCTCACCATATTGCAAGCGTTGCTTTTTAATGCAAATCGAAAGCGACGTGAAAACGACAAGCCGCACTTGCTTGGGCAATAAAAGGTGCATTTTATTAACTAAAGAATTAGGATTGATATGACAACAAAAGATGAACTTGTAGAATCGGCTAAGGCGCTTTATGATGCTGAACAAAATCATCAATACCTTGGAATGCTTAATACGGCAGAAAGAACTCACGAAGAAAGAGTTGAAATGGATGTTCAATATAAACTTTCTCAAGAAAATGTTAGAAGAAAGCAAGTTATTTACAATAGCCTTTTGTCAAAATATACTGGAGAGCTATAATGGAAAAATTTATCAAGATTCGTGATGGGGTTTGGGTTAATAAAGATGGTATGAGCATATGCATTAAAGGGACTAATGAGCGTCCAAATCGGTTCAGGGCTTATATTCTACACCTTGGTTTAGCTTTGATTGAATGTTCATGCGAAGGTGAAATATGCAATTATCATTGCGCAGACAAACTCGCCGAAGAGTTTAATGCGGCGGTTGATAGAGCTGCTAATTCTGCGACTTACTGTGACAATTGCGAAGAAGCTATTGGCGCTCGAGAACCAAAGCATTGTATTAAATGCATGTATAAAAAATGGAGTAGTGGGCGCATCTACACCGACGCTGACGCGAATGAGGCTAGGCATTTGATTGACAAGAAAGTTGAATATTGGAGTGACGGATGGAAGACAGGAATTTTAAGGCGAGTAGATGAAGCAGATGCGAATCAATCACTATTTTTAATAAAAGATATGTTTTTTGTGTCATTCATCCGAGAAATACCAGAGGGGGAAGTATGAAATCAGCTATAATGAATATTTCAATTGCGTGGTTTTTTATTTCTTTTTTTTCTTTAATTCTAGCCGTCAGGATATTGGATGGAAAAACTATGAGTACGTTCTATTTTTTCGATGACATTTTATGCTGGATATGCGTTTTTCTTGGCGGCGGAGGACTTGTAATGTCAATTTTATCTTTTATATGGAGCGTGTTATGACACAATACTACAAACTACTGACTAACTCGCCAGAGGATAGACTCGAGGCTAAGAGGTACATTGGGAAGAAAATTGTGGTAGTCATTCCCGATTGTTCATTGGCAGAAGGAGAATTGCTCGATGTTAGCATTCACAGAGAAGATGCTTTTGCAATAAAATATTCATCAAATGTAAAGGTTATTTTAATTCCGATAGTACAGAAAATAACGGGTGATACTAGCGATGGCTACCATACTTTCAATGAACTTTATGAGCATAGACATGCCTTATTTTGTGCATTGTCTCAGCACTCAAAAGAATCATATAAAAGTAAATTTCATGATGACGGAACTATGTATGACGGATATTTTGTAGCTGGAATTTCTACCGACAAAGGCATTATAGATTATCACTTGCCAATTAGGCTGTGGGATGCTTTTAATGGTAAAGAAATCGATAGATTCTTTGCTTGTGATGGACATACTGCCGATGATGTTATAAGCAGATTGGCTTATTACGAAGCCACGAAAGAACGCGATTACTACGACTACATTTCAAGAAAACAGGCTGAGAATAAGCTGTTTGGAAAACTTTGCGAATTTTCAGATTATGGTAAAAAATGGATAAAAGGTTACTTAGCTGGAGTTCGAGATGAAGAAACTAATTCTCCCTTTGTTAGATCGATTGATAGATTTGAGTTCAGGGCTTCAATGGCATTTGCGTTTGTTCGGCCTATTCGCAAAGAAACATGCACTTTAACGCTCGATGAGCTAAAGGCGTATTACGCAGAGAAAGAAGGTGTTGATGTTGAGGTAAGCGAATGAGCGGAAAAAGCCAAAAAATATTAAGGAAATTCTGCGCGCTTGTTCAGAAATCAAGGTCGAATAAATCGATAAATCCGTTAAACCTTTCTTACAATGAGCATATAAATCTATTAAAAAAATCTATTAACAAAAAAGAGCTGTCTATAGAAACTGTAAAAAAATGGCATTCCCATAGAATAGACTTTAACAAAAGGTGGGGACGATGAATCTTAAATGCTTATTCAAAGGCCATGATTGGCGGTATGCGGTTCACGATCCTTCGCCAAATTTAGATGGTTTAGATCCTTTCTTATACGCATTCTATAAAGACCCTGCAAAAGTATGGCTGAAATGCAAAAACTGCAAAAAATATAAGATAACTTTTGTTGATAAAAAACTGGAAACAAAAGAAGATTTCATTAAAATATGGGGTGAGTTGTGAGTTTTAAATGTCTTTTTGGATTGCATGATAATTTTGTGTATTGCGTAGTTCCGTCTTCAAAAAAACACAATAGACTTATTTTGAGTCTATATTGCCGGAATTGCTATAGGAAATATGAGGAAGAAATACCAGGCGCGCCTACGGACGTTAAAAATACTTTAAAAAAACTTGGTTATGCACTTATAGAAGGATGTTTTATTGACAAATAATTGAAAATATGATAATATTAACTGGTTTTCAATCTCTCTCCAGAGGGAAAACACCACCTGACCCCGTCGATAACTAAAAAGATTGATGGGGTTTTTAATTTGAGGTAGAAATGATTTGCCATCCATTTGAATTTAGGTTTTTACTGTGGCTTCACAGTCACGGCATAATCAGCGTCAGCATGCTAGCATGGCAACTTAATCATTGTTTTTATTGAATCATGGAAAATCGCTGTATACAGGTCGGATGCAAAGAGGTAATTTTACCCTCTAAAGTCATGTGTAAAGAGCATGAAGATGAGGATTATTACTTCGATGATATGTGCAAGCATTTTAAAAAATCAAAAGAGATAGAGTCGGTTAAGTAATGTTTAACTTTTTCAAGAAAAAGCCTATTAAATGTTGCCTTGGGATACATGACCCACAGGTTTTGATTGACGGCGTTTTTGTTTATTCTTACGACGGGGACTCTTCCGTTGAATTTCAAGCAAAACTTAAAAAAAACTCCAATAATATAAAAGACTTTGTAAAATGCTTCTGTTCTAAATGCGGAAAAAAGTTTAACAATGTATTTATTGGGAAGCCATGAAAGAATCCCAACTGCAATCCGCTTTCGTTGAATGGTTTCGCGTTAAATTCAAAGATAAGCTTATATTTGCAAATGCAAACGGCGGAAGCAGAAATCTGCTAGAAGCTGTTAATTTAAAGCGTCAAGGCGTTTTAGCTGGCGTTCCTGATTTGTGTATTATAGGCTTTCCCAGCGTCACTTATTGGATAGAGTTAAAAGTTAAAGGAAACAAGCCTACAAAAAACCAATTCGAGGTCATGAGAAAAATAAACTCATTTGGCGGTCAATGTGTTTTTTGGTGCGATGACTTAGATGTTTTAATGAAATATTTTTCAGTAAGAAGTGATGATTTGTTTATTGAATATGAAGATACGAAAAACTATCTTAAGCTTTTGATTTTATAAATAAAATTTCTTTAAATACTAATAATTTTTTTAAATAAATTTGCGGTAGTATGTGGTATTTCGTGGAAATTTACTAATAAAAAACTATTATTTATTTATAATTTTTCAAAAAATAAGGATAGTATACTATCCTTAAAATCAATAAATAAGGTCTTTTTTAAGTTATTTAGAGAATTTAGGTGTCCAGTCACTACCTTTTAAATTAAAAAAACTTCTTGATATTTGCCTTTCAAGAGAAGATTCTTTACATGAGGGGCAATCAGTCAATTTTGTTTCACTAATTTTTTGAGACGCATTTAAATAATGTCCGCATCTATTGCATTTATATTCGTAAGTTGGCATATAAATCTACTTCTGTTTAACGCCAACCAAGTTTTTAAGAAAACTCCAACATACTGAAAATCCGTATTTATTTAAAATCAAAACACTAATCCCAGTTAAAATCAAAGCAAATCCTTTTATGACGCTGTCTATTGCAGTTGCTAACGTGAATAAGATTGCTGTTACATATGCGCTTAATCCGAAAACTTGAGCTGGCCCAAAACCTGTATTGTGAATCTCTATAGAGTAACCGATGTACATAGACATTGTGAAACTAGAAAGCATAAACACAGAATAAAAAAGCCATTTGTATTTTTTAGCGTTTAATGCAATAAAAGTTCCCCCAATTGCCATCCATGAAATCAGCATAAATACTGTTACGACATAAGTTAGTCCTTCGTTTATCTTTGTTTGAGCTGCCGGAGAAGCCCAAATATCAGATATACCCCACCCAAACATTGTTATGGCAAGTATTGATAACGCCAATCCCAAAGACAATAGCCACAGAACAGGGAGTATGTATGCCTCAATAATTTTTTCAAATCTATCAAGAATATTAAGTAGTTTTTTCATGGGTTTTTTCCTGAATTATTAAGTTAGAAAATCTTTTGTTTATGGAGGCTATTGCGCTATTAAACTCATCTTGTGTTACGCATTGGTTTTGGGTGTCGTTGCCATCCACAACCACAACTGGACTTTCCGATTTTGTAATTACAGAATAACCGATTATCCCTAAAATGATTAAAAGACAGACTATGGATAGTTTTAAAACTCCCATATTTGTCACTTGCTTGAATATCAAAGCGGCGTCTGTCTTTTCTTCTTCGTCCATCTTAATGCCTATTTCTTAAGATCTCTTGTACGGAAGCCTCTTGCGCGGGCGTTAAAGGCTTTGTTTGGAGTTTTGATACTAAGTCACCAATGGAGGAGAAATCCCACCCACAAGCGGCGGCAATCGCTTCTGCGCCGTTTTCTACAGTACCGAGCCAATTACCTTGCAAAGCGTCAATAGCTGCTTTTGCGCCGTCTGTAATTACTGTTGCTGTGTTTTCCACTATTTCTTTCCTCTCTTGCTTGGTTTAACGTATTCTAAAAATTCAGGTTCTTTTTTAGAAGGCTTTTTCTTCATTTTATATCTCTCTTAAAAATTATATTTTAACTTATATTTGAAAATAAATCAATTTGCGCTTTGATCTAAATTAAGCTTGTATAAATAATTAATGTTAACCACGTCATTTAATCCGAATGTAGGAACTGCGCCTATAATCCCATAAGCTTCTTCCGTTGAAGACCCTGATAATTCTATGTCATAAGTGGGTACAGTTAAAACGCTTCCTACCATTCTTTGTATGTTTGTGGCCTGCGCTTTAAAGCCTGCGGGCATTGCAAACATTGGGTCGTCATTTGCAATTTGGGTTGATGTTACCGCGCCTTGGATTAATGCCATTCTACCTGGTAATAAATAATAATTTACTTGAGAGATATCCCAGTGTGCGCCTGGAATAGCTACAGCAGGTACAGGGGTCATTTTTGTAGATGCGAAATTATAAGTAAGGTTTGCATCGCCCGAAATTGAAAACCCGCCAAAGTAAGTAGTGCTCCCGACTATTATTAATGTGCTTTGGTTGTCGTTAAAATCAAAATTTCCGCCACAATTTTCAGTGCTAATGTTTATTACATTGCCTGTGCCTGTAGCTAAAAATCCGCGCACCGCTGCCGCTATATAACGACAATTTATGGTAAGAGCGCCAATTTCGTCAATCCCCGTATATATTATAGCGTCATCCTTTCCGTCAAGGACATTTGCAGCTAAAATATTATGAGACCAAAGCGAGCCACCGCTTATTGATAAGCTTCCACCTATACCTGTGTTTGGGGTATGCAACGCAACACCGTTATTTAGCGTGTAATCGCCTTCTGCGATTCCTAAAAAAAACGATGAGATTATTAAGTCGCCACCTTCTGCATTTGCGGCAAGGACTGCGGCATCTAGCGTATCAAAACGATAGGCTCCTGCTGGCGTTGAAAAATAAAATCCGTTTAGATCAAATGGGAGATTGTAATAAGCTTTGTTGTTTGTTGTATCTTGCTCGTTTTGCAAAGGAAAAGACAGGGTATTTAAAGGGTAAAAAGTTACTGCGTAAACGGGTAATTCTGCGATCATAACGCCCGTGAGATCTCCCACAGGTTCTGATTTAACTTTATTCTTTTTCGCGATTAAAATCTGTTTTTTATCTGACGGCGTAAGCGAAGAAAACTTTTTTATTTCCCTTTTTATGGATTCCAAGCTTTTAATTAGCCCTGATTTTTCGCTTTCGGTTAATTTACGAACACGATTATTAAATTTATCCCCTAAAATTTCTTGGACTTTTGCTTGTATGTTTTTCTTGTCGATAGCAACAAAAGGCGATTTTTTAACGATGTTTTCTTTTGAATTTTTCCCTAAGAATTTTTTTATCTTTTGTTCGATAATTTTTTCGCTACTGATACTGTTTTTCATTGTAAAATCCTAAGTTAAATTAAAGTAATGATGAAATACTTATTGTCAGTTGTTGTAATCGCGTCCCCGTTGACGGCAGACAAATAATTTTGGTTGGCGGGCGATGGCGGTTCATTAAAAAGCAAAAGTTGAAATTGGTATTCTAAAATTGGAAAAAACATGATAATTAAACTCCGTTTTGAGGAATGCTATTAAATCCGCCATACCCAATATAATCAACTAATGTCGCGCTTCCGTCTAATGTCGTTGTGTATTCATTTCCATTGATATCTTTTCCGCTACTTAAAACGCCTTTTCCAAAAACAGGTTGAACCAATCCGTTTGCGGTAAAATAAATGGGATTTATGATAGGGTCGCCATTTAAATCAACAGATCCAGTATCTACGCACACGCACGGGGGGGTTGTTGGAACTCCCGTATATACCAGCGTCAGCGCAAAAAAATACCCTGTTTTTTCAAAAGCCTGCACTGCAGCATTCCCCGTCAAAGTAGGATCTACTTTGAAAGTCATTTTTGCCGTGTATATTTTTGGCGTTGTTTGTGCGTTATAAGTAACGGCTTGAAAATTAGTTGTCATCGTTAATTTTTCCTGTTAAGTAAGTTAATAGTATATCAAAATTCACTTTAAATTTCATCTTTTTTTTAATGATAAAACTCTGCGTCCGCCGTCCAAAGACAGCATATCCCGCCAATTGCTGGGCTTGACTCAACCGGATATGGAGTATAAACAAATCCAGTGTTAAATTCGCTTGCGCTGCTTGTCGTGACAGAAAATTCACTTGTCGTATAAACCGTATCTTGATAAGCAGGCCCAGGTGATATAGCGTCAAAACGGTATGCTGTTGCAGCAATTACATTTTGTGCGCCTGTTAATCCGTACCAAGTCACCTTGGGAACAACTCTTTTTTCTATCTTAAACGTATCAAGAGCGCCAAGTGAATTTAATTGAGATGGCGCATCATAGGCTCCAGTTGGATTCACTAAAACGTTTGAGTTCCATCTGAAAAGCCTAGTATTATATTGGTTTCCAGAGCTGAGCGTAGTGACGACTGGCGCAGGAAGTTCTGTTGGGAAAAAAGAAGCCTCATAATACCTTTGGCAATCAATTAACTCTTCTGAAATAGGTTTATTGTAGTAAGGCACGACAGATGAGCCAGCATATACCGCCACATTAAATATATTAATATTCGTTACTATTGTTGGATCAAACCGCAGCGACAAAAGCAAAGTTGAATCATTGTTTGTTCCGTAAGTTCCAAGAGATTGCGGCAAAGTGAATGTAAAATAGGCGCTTCCATAACCTGATGCCGCTATTGTAATATTTCCAATCACCGTGTCTACTTGAGCGGACGGACTTCCGCCTGTCCCAAATTTTTGAATAAGCAAGACTTGACAAGTTGTTTCTGTGTTTAATGTGTTTTTATAATCTATAAAAAAAGTCCCTGTTTCACCAAAAAGCGTACGGAGATTTTCAATTGGCTGCTCAAAAAAGAAATTTGTTCCGCCCGTTGACGCTCTGTTTAAATTAACGCAATATGGACTGTTGCTTTGCCCGGGATACGGAGACTGCCCCGCTTGCGTTACAACTAAGCTTCCGCCGTCTATATAAGCCCTCCATCTATCAGTCGTATAAGTATAAGTACTTGCAACTATAGTAAAAGAAGACCCTCTTTGCCAAATGCAAAAATTACTGTTAATTAAATAATTTCCAGGATTTACCGCGGGCGAAAAGCCTGGATAAACTTTTATATAAAAACAATCATTAACCTTAGAGCGTTCCATTTGATAAAATTCGCTTTGACCTCCTTGTATTTGACCTGCGGAAATCTGACTGCCATCACTAGAATTTAATATTGGGCCAGATATAGAGCCACCTCCAGCCAAAGGAATTGTTAAAGTGGATGCGCCTGTATTTGTATTTTCTGGTCTGAAAAAAAACACCATATCTTGATCTTGACTTGGCAAATCAAATAAAACGCCAGTATCCCTCGCGCCAACGTAAGAGTTTGCAGTTCCGGTGTCGACAAAAAAGCCAGAGCCAAGAGTGTAATTAGTAGCCGCTTTTGAAAGTTGCGTTACATCTGTTGCGCTAAGCGTTTGTCCAGAAGATACTATCATATCATCTACTTGCGCCACTTCTATAATCGTTGATGATGAATTTGTTGGGACGTAAGGAAATGAATAAGTTGGGTCTGTTGCGCCATCTGCAAAAATTTTAATGTAATAAGCTGCATCTTGGTAATAAATTGGCGGCATTGCTGCAACAGAAGAGTTTAAAATCAGAGGGTTTGGATAAGGCTCTCCTGTTCCATCTGGAGATGGATAAACGTCTTGAAGCGTTACCGCGTCTTCCTCGTAAAAATAAATTTCAGCGCCAACCATAAATTCGCCAGTGTCTGGATCAAAAAGACTAGGGAACAATGCTGGAGACAAAATAGCTTGCGCAGTAACGCCAACAGAAGATGACAAAGTTTTCTTTTTAAACTTTTTTGAAATATTGTATCTAAATTTTTTTAAATCAATAGACATTTTTTATTTTCCCTCGTTGTTTGAACTTTGAAGACCAGTTATAAATGAATCTGCTGGAATCCTTGTCGCGTTTGGTTTAGAAAGTAATTGAGAAATAATGTTTTGCGCAAGAACAGGCGCGCCACCCTCAAAGCCCCTGCCTTTTTGCATTTTCATTATTTCAGAAGGTGTGATTTTTTCTCCCGCCAACGCTTTTTCAAGTAAGGCTGGATTTTTTTTAGCGTCCAAAAGCCTTGTATAAAAAGGTGCGGTGGGCGTTTTAAATGTGTTTTTAATCCAGTTTAATATCTCAGCCTTATCCATCGGAACATCGCCATCTTTCCCGCCTACTTTTTTGACATCCCCCTTTATTGTTCCTAGAACATCATTGTTTCTAGCGTATTTTTTTGCAATCTCTTTTATTCGAGACATAGGAAGCTCGCCTGCAATATCTTCTATCCTCTGACCAAACCTTTCCTTTGAAATGTTTTTTGCAATCTCAGCCCCAACTTCTCCAGCATCAGAAAAATCAGAAACTCTTTTACCGCTAAATAATAAGTCGCCAAGCATTCTTGCTTTGGCTTCTTTTGGCAAAATACTTAAAAGTTGTTTATGCTCGCCATTAGTAAGGGAAGTTGCAATATTCATTGGACTCATTGCCTCGTCAAAAGTATTGTTTATAAGCTTATTTACTTTTGTGCTTTCGCGAAATGGTACGATATTATTATGAAAGTAATCATCCGCTTTTTTCCATTGCTTTAAAGTTTCAGGAGATTTTTGAGCAAGAACGCCTTCAATGTCGCTTCGATAAGAAGAAGCAATATCATTGTAATGTTTGGAAGCCTGCAAATTCCCTTTTGCTTTTTCTTCAAATGCCTTATCTCTTGTTATCCTATATTCTTTTAAAGCGTAATCAAGTGGCTTTTGTTCCGATTTCAATGTGGCGTTAGCTCTATCAATAATATCTTTTTTAAGTGCTGGGTCTGATACACCAAACAAAGCATCATTTTCAGCTTCAACAAGTATATCGCGAGCCTTCTGCGCTGATACGGATTTTTCATTAGAGCCTATTTTATATTGAGCAAGAGACTCGTCAAGCCCAGAATAAAGCTTGTCAGAATTTCCTTTGTTAGCAACATAAGCGTCTTTTATCTCATCAGAAATAGTATATGGTCTTTCTTCCCCTGTTTTTTCATTCTTAAATGTCTTCTCTGGCATTAATGCAGAATGAATATTAATAGCCTCATTATCAGCCCCCTTAACATTTTCAAATTTATCAGTAATATGTTGAGAGTTAAAATCAGATTGTATTTTTTTGGAAGGACTCAAAAGCGTGTGGTTTAAGCTATCCCATAATTTTGAGCCTTCGGAGCTTCCTATAATGCTGCCTGTATCAGGAAAATTAGCTTCTCTGTTTCCTTGCTTTATAGCGTCATTAGGGAGCTTTTGCTCAATCATTTTATTGACTTTAGAAGCGGCGGAAAGAGGAAGAATATCACCGACAGCCCCGCTACCCGCAAATCCAAGAGCCGCCAGCAGATTCCCGTAAGCTGTCGTATCTTCGCCTTTTCCAGCGCTTATAATTTCATTTTGACCAACGCCCGCGCCACTTCTAATTCCGGCTCTCGCAATAAATGGCGCAACGCCTGATTTTAACAATCCTGCTTTTGTAATAATAGCCTCGGGGGCTAACGCAAAAGGCACAGATTCTGTAACGCCTTCTGCAAGCTTTGCAATCAGCGATGGGTCTTCTATCCCAAAAGCTTTGTATATATCGTAATTGATAACAGGAGTAAATTCTTTGCTGATGATTTCTTGAACTTGCTCGTTGCTTTTTGGTTTATCTAATTCAGACCTACTTAAAGCATCTGACGCACGAGAAGCAATAGCGCCAACGCCGTTGACAATGTTTTTAGCGCCAGTCAAAGTACCCGATGCAAGCTCTTTTCCAAGCCACTTAAAAGCTTCTTTTGCTTCATTTGCTGTGGTCTGCGGTTTTTCTTTAAGCAATTTTTTGGATGGCGTAAAAAAATCATCAAATTGCTGCGAATTTTTTGGTAAATCGTCAATTGTTCCTGTGGGTGTAAAAAATGAATCAGCCATTACCCAACTCTCCTATACCCTTTTTTTTCAGCCATCGCCCAATCACTTGATTTTATCGTACCAACTGTTTTTCCATCTGGTGCAATCACTTGCATTGTTCCATTTTCGCCATCAGAGCCTTCGGTATTTTGCTGATAGGTATCAAGCACATTATTGATAATTTCATTTGCATCAATCGGAGTAGCTTCTCCTCGAGTTCCTTCAGAGGCATTTTGTTGTTGCTGCCGAAGCTCAACATCAAGAGTTTTAAATAAAAGCCCAACCCTTTTTTGAAACAATTCAGGCGTGTCTGTAATATGAGGCTCAACTTCTTTAATAAATCTTTGTTGCGCCCTTTCATCAATTGACTGACCTGTAAACTTTGTGTATTTTGCGATATAAGAGGGGAGCAAGTTTTTCATATAAGCGCTATAAGCGGTATAACTTGGCGACGATTGGCCAAGTGATGACATAAGGGCATCACTGGCAAGCTTTGCTTTTCCTTGAACTCCCGTGTATTGAGAAACTGTAGGCAATAATGATTCCATTGCTGAAATATCAGACTCCATAAGTTTACCAAACTGCGCTCTATTTATTTGCGTGGCTGTTCTTGCTGATTTCTCGAGCGTTCCTTGCAATTGGTTTCCTTGCTGGTCTGCCGCCGCAGTGTTTTCAGGCGTATTTGTTTCACCCGCTTGTAAATCTTGAATATTAAAATACGCTGCTGGAGTTATTTTTTCGTTTACAATTTTTGCGGAGTCTCCGCGTTTAAATATTTCAGTTATTTGTGGCGCAGAGTACCCCATCGCGTTAAGTTGTGCGCTAACTTGATTTTTTTGCTCTGTTGTGTCCGCTCTCACGCCAGAAGTATCTACAAGATTGTAATTTCTTGCCGCTGTCGATTCATCTCTATTAACATCAGCTATTAATTGCCTTTGTATTTGCTTTCCAACTTCTTGCATATTTGGGTCTTTTGATTTTATAAGCGTATCAGAAAGCACCCATTGACCGCCTCCGCCAGCGGGAAGAAGCGATGAAATTCCAAGAACGGGATTTTCATCAATAAGTTTATTGATTCTTCCGTACCTTTCATTTTGAAGTCTTTGGTATTCGTTTGTTTGACCTGCGTTAGATAAATTCATTGCATTTACAAGCGGAAGATTATTGTTTTCAATCTTGCCTCGTTGCGCTTGCATTTCAAGAACTTTTGCTTTAGCGCTTTCTTGGTCTAATCCATTCAATACATCGAACATAGATCTTGATGAATAGGTCATTATATTAATCCTTGTTTTTTCAAAGTTTCAATCGCTTGTTTGATAGTCATGTCAGAACCGTTTTGAAATTGTTTCGTAAAGCCAGGCATGGCACTTTTCCCCATTTGGCCAATAAGCGTATTTATTCCGCCCGCACCACCTGTAGCAAAACCTGCGCCCATATTCACAAGACCTGTAATTGCGTTTGTCGTTGCCTGAGAATTATTTATTTGCTGCTGTAAGTCTGCTTGGTTTGCGTCTGTCATTACGCCTGTTTGAGTGTTTAAGGCATTCATTCCAATAGCGCCGCCGCTATTTAATCCCGCCAATGAATTATTGTAGTTACTCATTCCTCTGTCTATGTAGCTGTTCATACCATTTAATAAAAGGTCGTCAACCATGCTTCCTTGCTGATAATTTGCATACCCAGAACCAAGATTACCTGTTGCTGCTGAATTGTTGTTAAGCGCTTGCGTAAGGTATTTTTGCTGTGTTTGCGTGTATGCGGAAGGTATGTAATTCGCGGCCAGATCGTTCTGTAATTGGTCTGGCGTTTTAAGATTTTGAGAATACGCATCTAAAGCTTGACTCCAAGCATCAAACCCTTGGCTTATTGGCTGGTTATATTTGTTCGCTTGCTGCCTTTGGTTATTAGCGTAATCCGAATAAGCGGTGGAATTATTTCCTGATAAAAAGTCTAACGGGCCAGCCATTATATACGCTCCTTTAATTTATTTATTTCAAGCGTTAGAGATTCCGTGTAAGCAATTAAAGAGACTACAGTATCATGCATTTGCTTGTGGTAATTATCTACCCTAGAAACCTGAGAATTAAAACTAGATAATTTTGATGGAGGAAGTAAAATAGGGGTGTCATCGTTAAGCGTCTTAGCCATATCTAATATCTGCCGTAGCAGCCCTCCAGTAAACATTTGTATTTGTGTAAAGAATTGCTGAAAATTGAAAATTATTTACATTGAACGCTCGCGTTACCCAAGAATAATAAGAATTACCAACAATTTCTTGTTCTTTTTGAAGCCCTTTCATTGTTCCATCAACACTATATCCAATTTGAACCAAGCGCTCTTCTGGCGGAATCACGTCATTTTGAGGATTGGTTAAATAAAATCGAGTAACGCCAACAGTAAAATTTTTAAAATCTTTAGAAAAAAACCCATTAGGCATGACTCTGTACTTGGTTTGGTCGTTCCAATACTTTTTAATTTTATAAAATTTGTTTGATGTTCCCGCGTAGTTTATACCATTAAATCTACATACTTGAGTCCTTGGTTGAGTGGACTCCGTCCATTCTCCGTTGTTAAAGCAATAAATAAACGAATATCCATTAGGGTATGTTATTTGCTGCCCTGTTGCAAAATCTATAACGCCAACACCGTCAAAAACCACCTCATAATAAACATAAGAATCTATTTCATAGACATCAGAAGATATGCAATCCCCCATTGAAAGCATTCTTTCAACAATGCCTGCCGTGCTTATTATGTTTTCTTTATCGCTTCCTTCAATATACACAATTACTTTTGGATCTCCATCGCTTGATGAAAACATTCCTACAATGTAATTTAATTTAGCCGATAAGCTTTTGCTAAAATAAATACCGTATGATTCAAAATAAACGCTGTCTCTTGTAAGAAGTTGCAAGCCTCCACTCACCGTCCATCTTTCAATGCCGTATTGGGCGATAAAATAAACAACCCTTTCAGAGCGAGCAAGTGAAATTAATTTACTTGGGTCTGATTGGTAGTAAAATATTACGTTTTCTTGAAATTCTGTTGCATTATTTGCCGCCGTTGCTTGAACTCCAGAAGTGTCAAAATCGGACACAAGAAATATGTTATCAATCATTATGATTGAACTAGGTGTTGCAAAAGTAAATCCGTCTTCACCTTGAGGAATTTGAGTCACAACATTGTCAACCATGTAGTAGTATCCCAATCCTGTTACAAATCCAATTTGCGTGTTAGGTTCTGCGTTGTTTTCAGCAACTTGGACTATGCCTGAACTTAAAAACGGCCCAGCAATATTTTCCAATTCACCGCTGCTGTTTAAAAAATAAATATCAATCTCGTAGTTTTGATTAACGAGGTTTAATGTAAAAACATAAACGCCATAAAAAGGCGACTTATAAATATAGTTTATTTCCCCAAGAAGCTCCTGAACGCTTTCTAAATCTATACCATGCGTAGGAACCATGCAATCCTCAAACAACAGGTAGTTTAGCGTCATTTCTTTTGATACTTGCGAAAGAACAGAAGGGTTGCTTCCGTTTATAAAGTATTCTTTTAAATCCATTGTTTGTTGATTGATTGCCATTATTGACCTGGATAATTATTAAGTAAATATTTCGGTCTGAATCTAATTCCGCCATCATTTGCTTGAACCACATTAATTAATGTTGAGTATGAGCGCTCAAGCCTGTCTTTAGCGTCAGCAAGGCACTTTTTAAGCTCTGGTGTCATTGATGTTGTGTATTTAGGGCATACCCTTTCTGCAAACGCAAGAAGCAAATAGTCTTGGTAAAAATCAGGTATTCCAATTAATGACAAGTCCGTTGTCGCGGTGATTCCTGTAACAAGGTTTATTTTGCCCGTTACCTCAAAATACCATCCGTCCTGCTGCGGATAAACAAAAAGCTTATTTGGCTTTTGAAAATAATATTGATTAGGTATGCCTGATAAATTTTTTACAAAAGTTATTGCGGCATACTCTTGAGACGACATAGGTCTCATATAAAATCTTGGTGTAATACAGTTTTCATCAGATGATGAGACCATGGAATCTATTGAAACAAAAGCAATATTAGATAATTCATTTGAAGAATAAATAACAGTCGAGGTAAACGGATAATCGTTTCTCGTTGAATCACATAAGCGTTGGAAATACTTTAAATTTGTTTTGAAATCATCGCTATCAACATTTGTATATCCGGTTCTTTGAACCCCAATCTCGCCAAGCCCTAACTGTATTAATTCGATAACCGTCATAAAATATAACCTTATAAAAGGGGGCTTTCGCCCCCTCCAAGCTTAATAACAAAAATTATTTAGATAAAAGTTTTTTGTTAATTTCAGCAATTGCTTGCTTGAGCATACTGATTTCAGAATTAGCGCCAGCTAATTCATTTCTGTATTCTTCAGCGTTTTTGGCGTGCTTAGCTTTATCAGCTTCCGCGGCAAAAAGCATCTGTTTAAGAGCCGCCGCATTTTTAACAAAGTCAGCAGATTCTCTTAAGTTCGCGGCTTCCGCGCGTTTAGCATCCCGCATAAGAGCGGCCGCTTCAACAGAAGCAGGTGTTGGAGTGGTTAATATTGCAAAATTTAACCCAGTAAACGCCTTGTAAACGGGCAACACATCTTGACGATAGAACGCTTGGCTTGCATATAAATCAGAGTCAAACATTGTACGCATTATAATGCCCGTTTCTTTCATCGCGCTTCCTTCTTCGGTGAAAAGGTTTGAGTTGAAAGAAAGTGGGTTGTTACCGCTTTTGCCAAAATCAGGAACCGCCAAAGTTGACAAGTCCATTTGATTCACAAACGCCAAAGTAAATCCTTGAGGGGGAAGAATGAATGTCGATTGACGAGCAGAAGTAACAGTTACCGCAGCACCACCAGCTGGCAATGCTGTAATATTTTGTGTTGCGCCAGATGCGGACAATCCAAAAGTTACATTAACATTTGCAAATACACCAGCAGCCAATACATAATTGTCAGCACCGCTTGATGGAGGAGTAACGGTTAATGTCAAAAGCTTACCAGTTGACATATGGGTTACTGGATTGCACATGAATATTCCAGAGAAATTTAAAATATCACCTGGCTCTAATGTTGAGCCATCAGCGGCGGTTGAATTAAGATTAATCACCGCGCTAATGTTCCCATTGTTAGAAACAATTGAGCCAAAAGTTAAGTTTAATCCTTCAATCGTTCCAGGAACTTGAACTCTTTGCGCCAAAGTTGTCGAGCTAATAATTTGATTCATCCCGCCGTAGTTATTGGCAACACAAAATCTATTTGCAAGTTGCGTTAAAGGCTGGTCAAAGTTTTTATTAGTAATCGCAACATCTTTTGCAATAGTTTGATACAAGTTATTTGAAACAAACATATTAAGCTCGTTGTGCATTACGCCAAGATTGCTTAATTGCGCTTTTGCAGTCGTAATATTATCCCAAGTAATTGCGCTTGCACCAGTATCAAGGTAATAGTTTGTGCCGTAAGTTAAGTAATCATACGCTCTGTTGTTCACATTGGATGCGATGTTTTGAGCATTCTGGTAGAACTCTGAACGAGTAATGTCGGTATTTGTCTTTAACTCAATATCAGCAGTCTCATAAGACTTCATGACATTCCAGTATTCATCATAATCTACGACGATTGATTCAAATTGCTGAACGACAGGCGCAAGCGTACCAGTAATACCCTTAGTTGCAGGCGTAAAAGTTGGTTTACGAACAGAAATAGTTTGCCCAGTAGGCATGCCATTTAATTGACCGATTTTCTCTTTGTAGTCTTGATTGACAACGCCGACAAATTCACAGTTAGAAGCAAAACCCGAAACGGAAGTATTTAAAACGAAACTGCTCGTTACGAATTGGTTAGTTGGATATCCCATAGTAAATCACCAAAAAAAATAATAAAAAACAATCCCATAAAAATGGGGTCTAAATATTACTCTTAACGCCGAATAAGCGACATTCTTTTTTTCAAAAGAAAGAAAGATTTGGTTTACTATTCCAACAAAAGCCCCTACCAATTAAGGCAGGTAGGGGTATATTATCAGGAAATAATAGAAATGTCAATCATTTATGAAATAATTGCTAAAATATCTTTTTCATTGATTATCAATAATGGCTCGTCATCTAATTCTACGCTAATGCAAGAGTACCGACCGTAAAGAACGGTATCACCCTTTTTAACATAAGAATCATCCGCCGCCTCAATTACCAAAGCTCTGTCATGACTTTCCGATGGTTGGCTTGAAAGAACTATTCCGCCCGCGCTTAATGCATCTTTAACCAAAGGTTTTATAACAATTCTGCCGTGTAAAGGTTTTATTTTGCTCATACAATCCCCCTTATTGTCTATATAATCCAGCTTTTTTTAAGAAATCTTTGCCGCTCCATTCGTTTGGATTGCTCGATTTTCCAGCTGATGAAATGTCTTTAGTGTAAACTTTGCCAACATTAGCATAGCCTCTTCCCGCGCTTTTCTTTTCCATTTCATTCTCTATGGCTTCTTGATATAAATGCACTCTATCAAGCTTTTTGCCATGCGCGCTTTTATCAGACATTGAAATTTCTTTAAGCTTCATCATCACATCAGGGGATGAAAGCACTGCGCCAATTACTTTGTCAGGTTTTGGAAAGCTCATCATTTCGGACATAATGTCTTCTGGGTTCATGTAATTTGTCATGAACTCCGCATTGTTTTTGATAAGCTCAAGAAATTCAGGGTCAGAATCAAGACGGCTTTTTATTTTTACCTGCGTCTCTTGCGCTCTCTTAGCAACGTCTTCTTGAGAGCGTTTTTTGTCTTCCTCGTCTTTTTGAGCTTTCTTGGACTCTTCATGCTTGCCGATTAAGTCAGGAGCGAACTCTTTCATTATCTCTGGTAACGCCTCAATTGGAATCATCCTTCCGCCTTGCGTCGGGTCTTGAGCAGATGAGCCTTGCGATTTAAGAGCATCTAGCTCCAATTGATGCTTCCTTGTTAATTCAGCAACTTTGTTTTTGATAAGCTCTGTTGCTTTTGATTTTGGCATCATCTCGTCAATTGCTTGCGATTCAACAGCGCCAGCAGTTGGCGAGGCATCCAAAGCCGCTTCTGCAACTATTGGCATATTTTCATTTTCACTCATTGTTTGCTCCTATGTTAAATTGAGGTATTACTACCTCGGGGTTGTTTTTAAGCTCCTGCACAGCAATTGCCGTATCGGATTTTAACTCTTCAATCGGTATCTCATTTTGAACTTTAGCTATAGCCGCCTGACCGCGAAGCAGTGAGCCTTGACCTGAAAGAATCTTGGCTTGCGCCTCTTTATCAAGAATTTGCAATTGGGTCATCATTTGACCTTTTTGTTCTTGCGCTTGCGCTGCGCCAGCTTGTTGCATTTTAGCCTTGACTTCTTTTTCGTCAAGCTCGCCATTAGTAACCGCAATAACCTCATCGGGAACCAATAATTTAAGTCGTTTGGCAATATCTGAGGCTTCTTCGCAATCAAGACTTGATGCAAGCATATCAATTGTATTTGAAACAATATTTTGAGCAATTGGCGTGGCTGCCGTTAATTGATAAAGCGCGGAGAACGCAGAGAATGATTTTTGTTTAGAAGAGGCTTTACTTGAGCCTGCAACTATTCTAATATCGAACTTCCCAATTTTGTCGGAAATCATATTGTCTAGCGTTGTGTTTATCCACTGCGCGTAACTATCGCCATAGTTATCAATAATAACATATTGCGGCGTGTCATAAACCACGGGGATCATTTTGCAAATATCAGAGCCAATATCATCTAGAAATTCCAAGAACTTATCGAAAATAATCTTTGAGTTTTTATATTGAATAAGCTGCGTTTGTCTTATCGCTTCACCTGATTTATTATAGGCAATATCTTGCTGAACATCAGTGCCAATTGAATTCCTTATTTCCTGCGGATAAGATTGCACCACTTCTGAAACCGCGCTATTTTGCGCGTTAGCCTGCACCTCGGTCGGAGGCACAATCATTTCCTGCCCATTTATAGTAACTGGGTGGTATGGCAAATCCGTTTCAGAAGTATTTCTTTTAGACCAAGTATCTTCCTCGCCTTTAAGCGATTCTTTCAAATACATTATCTTTGAAGTGCCTCTATTGTTTTTAACATTGTAGAGTTGCGCCGTCATTGCATAGTTAAGCCCTTTTTGGAGAGGCACGGCATGCTCAAGCCAAGGAGTAATTGTTAAACGGCTTGAATTACTCGCACTAAAATCATCAGATACAATCCCGACAGAAAGACTAAACGGCATTACATTATAAAAAGCCCACTCTTCATCAATGATTAAGTTGTCGTCTTCAAAAACATAATGCCGTATTGCCACACACTCCCTTATTAAATATTTCTTTCCACTAAAATCACTGCCTTTTTTAATGCGCTTATATTCAGATGCATTGTTTTCACCGTTAGACTTTACCTTAACATAGGTAACATCATCATATTGCTTTTCCCAGAACTCTATTGTTTCAACTTGTTTACTTACGCCGTTTTCATCAATAGTTGAGATTGATTTTGTGCTGCCCTGAAACCTGCCTTTAGCATTAACTTCTGATATTCTGCAATTAGAATCAAAAAAGATAGACTCAACATCTTCAATGTTTGTGAAGCGGATTGCTTTTATAACTTGCTTTAACGACTCATCAAACATCACATCAATGTCTTTGCATATAACCGCCCAGCTTCTCGCGTAAAGCTTTCCAAGAACTCCATACAACTCATAGATATTTCGCGAATCTAAAATAAGCGAATCAAGTATCGCTTGAAAAAGCTTTTTATCTTTTAAGTCCGTTGAGTCTTTGACGGGAACGCAAGAGAAATAGGGTTGGTAATCTCTCGCATCAGATACCGCTCTATTAAGTGCAGGTCTTAATTGATTGTTAGTAGATACCTCAATCTGCGTACCTTTATCTATCTTAAAGCTTACGCATGACTCCTCTACGCCCTGATTGTTAATGTACGCATCAACCATCTTAGCTTTTTTAATTTGAGCGGACGCAATAGCATCCCACGATGCGCGATAAGCTTTAATCTTTGATAATAATTCTGAAGGGTTTGTTTTTTCACTCATAAAATATCCTATAAATAACCATGTACGCTATAACCAGCTCCTGGAACTGGCGCTCTATCAAGAGAATTATCACGCGATTCTTTTTCTAATGTTTTTATTCTAAGCGCGGCATATTGCAAGCAGTCCGCCGGATGAGAATATATTGTATTCTTGTTTGGTTTTAAAACAGGTGTATTATCTGCGCCCTTTTCAAGCTTTAATGTATACCGCTTTGACAATCCCTCGTGTAGCTTAGGGCAACCAGTGCGAGACACCATGAGTCCGCGCTGTCCTTTATACGCCTCTTTTAAAATCAATCTATCTACTGCCGCAATACGCGTGGGTATATCGTTAGTTACCGCCATTGTTGGCTTGCGCCCAAGCTCTTCAAACACTATATCGCTTGATGACATGCTCGACTCATGCGAATAGTTATCCGCGCAATCGCCTTCAAAAAACGCAATCAGATTAAGATTGTTTTCGTCAAGATATACTTTGACTGTGTTCTTGCAAAAGTTTCTAAGCCCTGTTTTAACGCCGATTAATTCTTTAATTACAAACAAAACGCCGTTATAAAACTGCACGACCAAGCACGCATTAACACCGCCATAGTCCCAGAATATACTGATCGGCGCATCTCGCCTAATCTCCAAAAACTCGCAAGAATGAAGAGTAGGGTCGTATTCTGGGTGTACTCGCTCGCCGCTTAAATCATCGCCGAACTTGTTGCATATCTGAGACAATATAAACTCGCGAGGCTTACCAATAGCCATATTTTTATAAAAATCTTTTGGTAAGTTTTTGATGTTATCCGCTCTTTCATTCGCAATAAAATTTCCGTCATCGCTTTCAATAAGTCCTCCCTCTTGTCGATAAAACGCAAGCCCAGCTTCTTTTTGCGGGAATTTTCCCACCATGTTTTGCCATTCGTCTTTAACAAAGATCTCATAGAGTATATGATTTTTGTCAAATGCATTTGTGTCGAATAATATTTGCGAAATGTACTCACCCGCTCCGCGCTCTTTAATGGATGGATAGCGACCGACTGAACCAGATGTTTTATAATACGCGTCAATAGGTATATGTCTAAGCTCGTTAAAGTATGCGCCAGTTAACTCTAATGATTCAGCTTTGCTCGCCTTCTCCGCGCGATTATACGACAAAAACAACAGCTCAATTTTATTTCTGCATTGTCCGTCAAAAAAGTCAAGTGTTATTGTTGGCGTTGGGTGTAGCGATGGTTTAAACCCTATCTCTTCAAAGCCAATCCAGTCTACAATCGTTTCCCACGTCGTGTTCATCAAATTTTCAAAAGTGTCTCGACTCACGCTAAATCTAGATTTTTTTACGCCGTCAATGCATGGGGGATTTAAAAAAGCAATCCAAAGTATTTTATCTATTGATGCTGTAGACTTTGCGCTTCCACGACTACCCATAATTCCCAATTCTTTTGATTCAAAATCATACATATATTCTTTCGCAGTTGGCGCATCATCCATCGTTAAATATCTAATCGTCTCATCCTTTTTGTCCTTTATTGTAATTGACCAATTTTCTTTATCAAAAAAAATGTACTGCTTTTTTCTGTTTTCGTTCTGCGACAATATCTTTAACGCTTTATTTAATTTTGATTTAATGACAGATGCTTGTGCCATTATTGCATAATCTTGTCAAATTGAGTTTGCGAAAGTTCGCCGCTTTCTAATTGCATTTTAATAAATGCTTCAAAGCGTCTTGCCGTTTCTTTTTTATCTCTGATATCAGCTTTAATTTGCAATAGCTTAGCCATCCTTTCTGCCACCTCGGACGTTATGCCCTCATCGCTTAACGCGTCCTGCACGATTTGTATCGCCTTTAATTCGTCTTCTTCGCCTTTCAATCCATAAATTTTTGCTGAGTGCGATGAGATTGACGACAAAAGCGCGGACAACGCTTTTTCGTTGAGCTTTTGATCTTTAGTGACGATGATATTATCTTTAATGACTTTTAAAACTTTATGCAATGCTGACATTTTGTAAAACTCTACAGCTTTGCAAAGCGCGTCTGTCTGCTCATGCGTCACAGATTTAACTTTTCCATTTTTGCGATAGTCAGATAATTGGCACTTAGTTAATTTTAAATCATAGAGCACTTGGTCTACATAAAAATAAAAAGAATACTTATCGCTTTCTACGTTTGCGCATTCTTCAAATTTTTTTATAATGTCGTCTACGTTATGCTTTGCGTTGTAGCGAGCCATCAATAAGATTCCTTTTTAAATAAATTAAACCGCTAATGATAATTTTAAATTCATTAAAGAATTATAAAATAATTAAACATTATACATGATGCGCGTGGTAATTACAAGTATTGCATGATTCCATAATTCAAACAATAAATATCTTGTTAAATAATACAAACTTGAATAAACAATAAAATTCATATCGTAATAAAAAAGTGAAAATTAACCCAAACTTAAAAAAAAGTGATAAAATCTTAAAAAATGTATTGACATATTAAAATAATTACTATATAATGCATTTTATCAGCAATTAAGCTGATGAATTAAAAATCTGGAGAGACAATATGACAATCGACTTAATAGACATAGACAGTTACGATATCGACATCATCGCATTACGCGACAATCACAATAGCGCTCAGTCATTCGATAGAGATTTCATTAACTCAAACTTAGATTCTGCGGGGGTGTAATCGTGAATACTTTTTACGCAAAGCATTTAAAAGACGGCGACAAAAAAGATGACTATTATTTAATTTTAGATAAATCTGAAAGCCACGCAGGAGAGTATAAAATTGTATCAAAAAATATTATGCTTAAAATTGATTGCTACCAAATTATAGCTCAAATTTATGTAACGGGTGGTCTATTTGTTGGCACCGTACAAGATAAAATTGCAACACGGCGCGCGGAAGCGGAACAAGTGCTTGAAGAGCAAACGCCAGAATTATATAAATTACTTTATCAATTTTAAAAAACGAGGTGAAATCATGAGCTTATATCAAGCAGGCAAATTTGGTCAAACGTGCGGTCACGCGCATTATTCGATACAATCTGCGTATGTTTGCTCAAAAAAGCTAAAATACACATGGGTTGAGCAAGTAATAACGCCGTTTTTAACAAAACAAGTAAGGAAAGAAAAATGACAGAGCAAGAAAAGAAAATCATCAAAACCCGTGTATTAAAGCGGGTTTTAAAAAAAAAGAGGGATAAAAAATAATGGCGATTCAAAGCCTTGGAAATACTAAAATTATTAATTCTTTTGAAAAAGAAAGGTTAAAAAATCAGATTTTATTTAATTTTGATGCTTTAATAAAAAAAAATGCATGGTCGGAATTAAATGAAATCAGCGAATATCTATCCGAAAAAATCAGAGAGCATGACGCGATTGAATTTGCAAAAATGAATTTTTCGTTAGATAAAAACATGAGCGCAATCGCCGAATGTTTTGCGGAAATCAAAAGAATAAATTCTTAAACGGGGGTTAAATGAGAGTTTTTAAAATCAGAGAATGGGAAAAGTTTCTACATCATAAAACAGGCAGAAAAAATACGTTTTGGAAGATGGATAAGCACTTTATGCAGTCAAGCTATTGGCTTCAATTAAGTAATAGCAACAAACTTTTATTAATTTGTTGCTTGCAATTTGCATTGAAAAATAATGGGGTTGTCTATGAAGATTTAAACTCATTTAAAGAAGATTTTAATTTAAAAATGGATAATACTTTTAGTTTTGATGAGCTTATTGGCTGTAAATTTTTAGAGCTGCAATTTGATAGCAATGATAGCAATGATAGCAATGATAGCAATGATAGCAATGATAGCAATGATAGCAATGATAGCAATGATAGCAATGATAGCAATGATAGCAATGATAGCAATGATAGCAATGATAGCAAA